TTGAAGTGGAACCATAAACACACGAGCAGCATCACGCACAACACCCTTATCCTTAAAATAAGTATATGTTGAGATAGAGGCTACGTGCTTAAACTTTTTCTTTAAATAATCTTTAACTTCTTTACGACGGCGGTCTTCAAAGTCCGTATCAATATCAGGAAAGTCGTTACGCTCAGGGTTAATAAATCGGAAGAATAGTAGGTCATATTTAATTGGATCTACATCTGTAATTCCTAGGGCATAGCAGACCAGCGAGCCTGCTGCAGAACCACGTCCTGGACCTACTCTAATATCATTATCTTTAGCCCAGTTAATCATATCTGCTACTACAAGGAAGTATGAGGCAAAATTCTTTGAGGCAATAACGCTAAGTTCTTCCTCAAGGCGAGCTTTATAGATATCATCTGAAGCCTTCTGTAGCCGTTCTAAGCCCTTTTCAGCCAACTCCCTTAGTCTTTCATCGGCATCAGTCTTGGGGACTGGCAGTAGGTCTAGGCCCTGATTAAAGTCATATTCGCCTACCTTATTGGCAATTTCCATTGTATTTTCATATATATCAGTTCTAGTAATACCAGCCTTGACAAAGTCAGCCTGAATTTCCTCACGAGTCTGAATAAATAAATTATAGTTCTGGAAGGATATTCTTCTGTCTGGATATAGATAGTTTAATCTATCATTAATATCTTTAATATTTCTAGACATATCAAAGTCAGCATCCTTATCCATCTTAGGGGATGTTGATAAAATAAGCATAGCTTCTTCTAGGACTCTATCTTCTTCTTTAGCAAAGTGAGCATCTCCTGTTGCCACCGCCTTGATTCCTAACTCATCTGCTAATTTTAAAAGGGCGGAGTTGATCTCCACAGGGTTATGTGACTGCACTTCCACGTAAAAATCTTGTCCGAAAGTTTTGCTAAAGCCCTTGAGAAGAATCTTAGCCTCTTCCATGTTACCCTTATCGATAGCTTTACTAATGAGTCCATTAAGACATCCGCTAAGAACGATAATACCTTCGCTATAATCATTTAGAATCTCCCTATCAATACGTGGCTTATGATAGAACCCTTCGTTCCATGCCAGTTCCTGCAAAATATTAATATTCTCTAAGCCCTTTTTATTTTTAGCAAGCAGAATAATATGGTTGTAAGCCTGAATTGATTTATCTGTTTTAGAGGAGCGATCAAATCTATCTGTTGGTGATATATACGCTTCTACTCCAAGGATTGGCTTTATACCTTGATCCTTACATGCAATTTGCATTTCACGATGTGAAGATAATGTTCCGTGATCTGTAATTGCAATGGCTGTTTGTCCAGCCTCTTTTGCTGCCCTAACAAGTTCGGCAGGAGAATTAAGCCCATCCATTAATGAATAGAAAGAATGCACATGCAAGTGTGTAAAGTTCAACTTAATTCTCCGCCTTTTTAACCTGTTACCAGTCTACGCTGCTAGAAGCAGAAGACTCTTCGCCGTGCCCATTTTCACCAGCAAAAAAAGCTTCTTGTTCTGTGTATGGCATATCACGTACGGCTGTCTCTTCAAGCTTAAAAAGCTCAAGAGAACTTGAATCGAATGGTGTTTCATCCTTAGCAAGTGGAATAATTGTATAACTTGTGTCTGTCTTTGTGCCAGTTCGCTTAATGCGCCACATTAGATTGCTAATGCTTCCCATTTCGCCTGCATACTCAATTAGAGTAGGAGTTACTGTCTTTCCGCTTGAACCCTGTGAAAGAATTCCAACGTATGGATCTTCCTTGCCGTCGTCAACAAGAACATTAATGTAAAGGCGTGAACGGCCCTTCCATCCTGCTTTATAGTCCTTACGGTGTTGTTCGCAACCATAGCACTTGCCCTGATCATCCATTGAGCATAGAGCCTTGCGACGATAGTCCTTTGGATTAGTATGCTCTACGGCAATAAATCCTAGACCTAACTTTTCATTGTATGTTGGTGAATCTGGATCTAGTTCTTGTAGAAAACGAATCTTAACGCTTTCACCATCTTCTAGCTTTACCCAGCGACCTTTGGTTCCATCTCCGCCTGAAGCTTGCGGCTTGTCCATCACTTTATTTAAATCTTTTAAACCTTTAACGATTCCCATATTTTTCTCCTTGTATGTAGTTGATGGTATAAATCCATCTGTATTACTATTATAGCATTAAGCCCAGGATCTGTATTCTATATCAGATACTGCGTTTACAATACAAGCTTTAATTTCCTCATCGGTCATATCGCCTGCATCTTTTGCATCATGTGGGTATATCTTACCATATTCGTACGAAGCCCACAAGAGGTCTTTATTTTTTAATCTATTAGCTATGCTCAGGCCTAATTCCCTGCCAGCCAAATCTGCGTCTGTCATTACAATTATTTTATTAAAATATCTATTTAATATTCCATGCTGCTCTGTCGATAAAAATCCTCCAAGCGTAGCAACAACATTTGGAAACCCAGCTTGATGCACTCGGATTGCATCAAAACTAGACTCCACAACTATAACCTGACTACCAATTCTCTTGGCACGATGCACATTAAATAATGTTTTGCTCTTAGGAAGATTGGTGCTATTTTTAAAAGACTTACCTTCAATTGATCTACCTACAATTCCAATTGGCATACCATCGGGACTATGAACTGGAACAGTAACCATATTCTGCTTTTCAGAATAGCCTAAAGAAAAATGTGACATTGAGTTGATATCTATCTTTCTTGATTTGAAATACTCTTTAGCTTTGTCAGACTTAAGCAATCCATTATATAGATCTTTCAAGGTCTCTTCTGAGAACTCTTCAAAGTCTGGCTTATCTTCAAATATACCCGCCATAATTTCATCAAAGTTATTTAATACTTCTGTTTCTTGACTTGCTATAAATCGAATAGCCTCAAAATCATTTTTATGTAATACACGTCTTACTAGTTCTACTAATGTGCCAGACTCTCCACACGATGGATTAAAACATAGCCAAACACCTGTAGATTTATTTATGCAGCAGCTTGCAGTATGTCTATTAGAATGAAATGGGCAGTAAAACATAACCTCATTGCCTGGTTCCGCCGTTATATCTAATCCAAGACTTTTAACTATAGACTTGATATGGTTTGGCGCATACTGCGTGGAATTAACTTTCCTTGCGTTATGCCCTCTGATAGCCATGCCTGCTTCTTTCCTACATATACTCCGTAAAGTGTCATTAGGAACACCCACGTTTGTCCGTCAAATTGTACCGAAAAGTTAGTATCTATGTCAAGTACTCTTGCATAGCCCTTGCTTCTCATGTCATGAGTGATCATGCTTTCGTACTGGTATTTTAATCTAGGTATACCAGAGTCGTCAGCAAACTCAACTCTTACTTGGAATCTTTTTATCTGTTTGTGATTCACTCTGTTGGAATGGATTCTCGTAAATTTCCTTGACGATACCACGGTTGATATCCCAGTCTAAATAGAAGTTAAAATCATGACCGTGTCTATTCTTGCGTGAGACAATTTCAATCATGTTAGTTTGTGGGTATCTGTGAACAGCAAGAGCCATATCAGCATCATACTCAATCGCCTTAGACCAAGCAACTTGGCTCATCATAGGAGGATTATCTTGATCTGAGATATCGTCTGCTGTTGCAGCAGTAATATCAATAATGGGAATATTATTTGATACAGCAAGCATTTTAAATTCACGAGAAACATTTCGGTTTCTTTCAACTTCAGAATTGCTTCGCTTGTTATCATTAAATAGCTGATGGTAATCTAGAATAACTAGGTCTGGTTTGTGTTGATCTATCTTACCCTGAATGGTTGCAGGAGTAACTTCTGATGCTCCTTCATTTGAAATAAGAACAAAGCTATTTTTTCCTTCAAACTTTTTATTTCCCCAATTACGGAAATCATCAATGTTAATATCACCCTTTGACAAATCGCTTGCACGGAATATACCAGAACCAAGCATTGTAAAAATACGATCACGCATATTTTCTGGAGACATTTCAAGAGACACAATCATTGGCTTGAATCCTTGCTCCCATGCCTTGCATGCAAGGTAAGCAGTAAACCAAGTCTTACCTTTTCCTGGCCAACCAATTGCAACAATTAAATGTCCTGGTGCCATACCAGTTGGGTAAGCTTTATCAATTGCTTCAAATCCAGTTAGGATTCCTGGCGCTCCACCCATAACAGATGAACGCTCTTTGACTGCCTGATAATGTCTTGCTGCATTTTCAACATCAATAATATCTAAGTCTCTTACGTTATTTGTATATCGACTTAGTCCAGCCAAATCACTTTGCATTTGTGCAAGGACTCTAGATGCTGCATCTTCTTTTAAAGCAGATCCTCCACGCATAATAATTGTCTTAAGTTTGTTTGAGATAAACTCATTCTTTAATATGTCTAGGTAGTATCCAGTCTCTGCCTTAGCCTCAACTGGCTCAAAGTCTTTGTGTCGTTCCATAAGAACGCCTGCTTCTGGAACTGCTTTAAACTTATAGTAATATGATTTTAGGCTTTCCCAAATGTCTCTGTGTGATGTAAAAAGATCATCAACATTGTCCGCCAACAGCGTACTGATATCTTTATTCTTACATACAGCAGAGATTAGTGTTGCTTCTGTATTCACTCTTCGCCCTCCACCATCTTCTTAGTCTCATTCAATAGAATGCTACGGTTAAACTTGTCTTTTTTAATTTCTTTATTTAATGCATCAATTCTATCAAAGTTATTATAGAAGAAATTTAATGGGTGCCCCTGCTTGTTGGTTGAGAAGTAGTATACCAAAAGCTCCTGAGCACGTTGAAAGCCTACGCTCTCTATAACATCATTCATAGCCCACTTTTCTCTAAACTTGTTTACGGTAAGTGCCTTATTATATTTTTCCTTATACAAGGATAAGTATAGTCCAATGAGGACATAAGGCTCTTTTTCATTTGCCACGTTTTAATTCTTCTTCCACTTCACGAGTTTTTTCAATAAGTTTTTCTTCAACAAACTTATAAACTCTTTCAGTAGCAGCATCTACATTTTCTCCGTCTCGAAGATCATCTTCAATGCCTACTCCAATTTTAATACTTTCGTAATTGCCTAAATTACGTGTGAACGATAGGTCCACCTTAACTCTCGTTGTCACTTGTGCTCCTTATTTGTATGGTTAGATAATGTCATATGGGCAAAATCTGATCTAACTTCTAATTCTTTATTACAAATTGGGCAAATCACAATACGACTACTCGCCATCGTCATCACCTTTAATACTCTTAACTACCACTGGACCATTTAATGAATTCCAGTAGGCAACTTCTTCTTCTCTCTTACGCTTCTTTGCTGCTCCCGTTTCAAGCGTGTATTGAGCATTGAATGTCATTACTCCGCCTTCCATATTGGTATAAATCCGCTGTCTGTCTTAGTATACAATATAATGTTGTGTTTGAGAAGCCCCAAAAGCTCTGTTCTTGAAGGAACATTTCCAGAGTGTCCTGAATCTAATATAAACTCATGTAAATCCAAGATATCTTTTTCATTAAACATATACTTAGACCAGTTCTTGTTATCTGGATCCCCTATGGGATATATTTTTTGAGGAGCTTTTATCTTGCCGTCTAGAATATAATCGTGTAGAGTAACCGTATGCTTATTAAGTAATGCAGAAACATCCCTCATTGCGTAAGCTTTACCCATATATTTTTCAACTTGAGAGTAAGAATACATCACTCTTTTTTTATCTGGGTAACACCAAGCAACTATCTCATCTTTAGATCTAGATGATTTAATTACTTTATGTATCTTATCGTTTAAGAAGAAATACCGTAATTTTTTGAGTTTATTGTTTCTTTTTTGTCTAGCCATTTCCCGAAAGCACTCGTCTCTTTATTGCACATCCAGCGTTTGCCGCACATGATACAGAATAGCTCCATATGTAGTTTTTGAGAAAAAACTCTATCTACAAAAACTCTGCCACTGCATTTACCACACCACATTATAAAGTAAATACCTTACCATCAACTACACAAGAATAATCAGGTGCAATATGAATCATTTGAATATGAGGATAGTCGTTTACAATATGAGCGACTGCAAATCCTTTTTGCCAATCGTGGTGCTGGCTGTATTTCATCCCATCACTCTTTTCATCACACATGTGTCCAATTTCATAGCCACGAAGTGTTTCACCTTCACCACCGTTTCTAAGTTCATATGTTACCATATGTGAGGCAATTCTGTGTGAGTGTCCTCTAATTAAAGAAACTTGCAGGTCTTCCATATCTTTTCTTACTGCTCCTGTTGCAGATATAGAAAGTCCATGATGTACGTGAATATCTCCAAAACGACGCTTTGGCAATTCATTATAATAAATATACTCATATCCCAATGAATCTAGACTCCATAGGCTCTCTGGTGTAACTTCAGTAATGTAATCAGGAAGCTTTGCATCTACATAATTAAATACTCGAATATCGTGGTTTCCTAAAGCTGAAAAAAGTTGTGCGTCTGGAAGCATCTCTCTAGTCTTAGCATAAAAATCTCTTGCTTCTTTTGCTTCGTGCCTCATCATGGGAACAATAAGATCTTTGCTATCGTTCTTATGATAGTTTAAAAACTCTGCTGATCGACCTTCTGTATACTTGCTATAGCAAGCTTGATCGTCTGTATCCCCAAGGTAGTCCACAACGTCTGGCTTAAACCATTTCATTACTTTAAACCATAGGGCTATCATCTTATCATCTTGATACGGGAACTGCTGATCGGATGAAAGCATCCATTTTAAATCGTTGCTCATTTTCTACCTTAATATGTAAAAAAGTCACGGGTACGTGACTTTGATGTTACAGTAATTGTAACATATTGATTTAGATTGTCAATAGGTTGTTTATTTAACCTGCGATATTTCCCGATGCGGTCCAGTGGATCTTAGCTTCGGTAGGCAATGCTTTAGTTGTAGTCGTAGCAGCTTTACACCAAATACTAAACCCAGTAGTGCTGGGAGCAATTACATATGGAGTGTACGCCGCATTTGTTGAAGTAGTTGCAAATGATATATTTAGATTAATTGTTGGTATTCCATCAAAGACTACCCCAAATGGGACTGGAAAAGATTTCATTGTAGGAGAAAGCGCTAGCTGCTGGATTCCGCCTACTGTAGTATTTAAACCTCTTGAAACTACTGCAGTGCCGCCATTGACAGTTTTATCAGCAACTACTTGAACGGAAGTTGTAGAGTCTCCTTTAGCTATAACATTAATATTTTCAATAATTTTACGCAGCATGTCTGCAGTTACTGGATCACCGTCTCCAATTGATACAGATTGTAAATTATTAATTGCCATTATTTATCTCCTATAGTGGTAAAGAATCTTCAAATTCTTTAATAGATTTTTCTTTTTCTTCTTTTTCTTGAATTTGCTGAGTTATCTCAGCACGTAATATAGCAATTTGTGTCTCATAGTTTGAGACAATTTCGCCAATACGCTGCTGCAAAGCAGTTATAACTAATTCGGCTTTATCTGCCATTATATATCCTTATTTTTATTCAGTAATAGAATTTTTTTCTAAAACTAATGCTGCTTTTTTACTATTTAATTCAGATATTTTTGAATCTATTGAAGCAATTTGTTCCAAATCTGGTACAGAAACAGCATTGGCTTGAACTAGATCTAATTCAAATCCGTATAAAGCATAATCAAGAGACTTGATATGCTGGTTAACAATATTAAGTTTTTCTTGATTTGTTAGCGTAGTTGTCATTTTGTCCTCCTTCCTATATTATATCATTATTTTTCAAGATAGCAAGTGTTTTTCTATGCCCTCTGGAAGATTTGATTCTGGGGTAACTCCTATTTGCTTAAACAGCTGATTTCTCATTTGTATTAAATCTTTCATGTTATCATTTGCCGCCTTTAAATCGGGCCTTTGGTCTTCACCCTCTATTGCAAAGTCTGAAATAGATTTTAATATATTATTAATTTCTATCATGGCTGATCTCTGCATGTCCTCTATTTCTTTAATTTGACCTATTATTTCTTTTTCCGATTCGGTAAACATTATTCTCCTTATGCTGGGTTGATATTCGATGAGTTCTCTGTATATGCTCCCGTATCTGAGGTACCTACAGTATATACGTAAACAGAGTAATTAGAGTCATATGAAACTCCTTGTACTCCAAATCTATAAGATGTTCCAGTAAGTGAAGTATACACGTCAGATTTTGGAGTTTCAACAAAAAGACTGTGCGTTGCAGTTGCTCCAGAGACTGTGTTTCTAATTCTTGTATTCCACCATTGAAATGTTCCTCCAGACCTTGTGCTGGTCCATGTTCCAGTTATTTGTCTTGTTGCGGTTTTTGAAGCAGACACGGTACCAATTACAAAAGTAGCAGCAGCTGGTGCAGCTGAAGTTGTTAAACTATAGCTTGCAGAAGCTGTATTTGAAGTAGACGATGTAACTGTAACTGTTCCAGTATATGTAGTTGATGCAGAAAGCCCAGTTTTTGAAATAGAAGTTGCAGTTGTTCCGCTTCCGCTAAATGTTCCATTTGAACTAAAGCTGGCTTGATTTGTAGAAGTCCAGTTAATTGTTCCAGAATTATAGGTCACTCCAGTATTTGAACCCATAGTGATTGTTGGGATTACTGACGCAGTTGTTGTTGTAAAACTATAATTAGCTGATGCTGTATTTCCCGTTGTTGAATAGACAGTTACAGTTCCCGAATACGTTGTACTGGAAGATTTTCCAGTAAACGTATAGCTGTTGACATTTCCAACATAAGTTCCATCAACATAGGCATAAGATTGATTTGTAGATGACCAGTTGATTGTTGCACCACCAGTTCCAACATTAGTATTTGAACCCATAGTGATTGTTGGGATTATTGGTGCCTGAGTAACAGTAAATTGATATCCAGTACTCCAAGCACTTATTGTTGTAGATGGTCCTGTTCCAACATTAGTTAGTGACGATACTGATCTTACATAAGCATACCAAGCAGTACTGGCTGATGTGGGGCCAGTCAAATCGGTTATTGGGCTTGAGTATCCATATTCATCATATCCAGTTCCCCCAACTCCAGCTGTCCACCATATTTGATAATAAGGGCCCGAGCCACCTGTAAAATAAACTGTTACTGGTTGCCCGCTAGAATTACCAGCAGTTACGTTGGTTATAGTTGGCGGAGTAAGATTTGCAGATGCAACTGTAAAAGAATAACCGCTGCTCCAGGAACTTGCTAATGAAGATGGCCCTACACTTGATTCGTTTAATGATGATACTGATCTTACATACATATACCAAGTAACTCCAGTTGTAGCTGGGCCAGTTGAATCAGTTATGGGGCTTGATGATCCAGTTGCGTCTGGTGTGTATGACTGTACTGGAAGAGTTGGGCCAGATGAAGTCCAATATATTTGATAGTACGGTCCAGATCCGCCGCTAAAGTATGCTGTTACTGAAGCGCCTTCAACTGTTGAAGATACAGAAGTAATGCTTGGTGCTGTTAATACTGGTGCCTGTTGATTAGATGCAGATGCTACTGTTATAAAAATATCATCCCCACCTGGAGGATATGTCCAAGTTTGTATTGTATCCCACAAATTATCACTAACTGCTGTCCACGAAATACCGCTTGTAGTTGCAGAACTGCCTCCAAAATAAATTCTAAATGTAGTTCCCGCTCCTATAAGATATGGACCAGCCATTCCAGCATATCCAGAATTTCCAGATTCATAATATCCTGGAGCTACATCTGAAAGTGAAGCAACGCTTGATCCTTTTCTAACTATGTATACATCACAATAGTTTATGTTAGTATCATGATAAAATTTAATTTGATAATCTAAAGCATTTACTGAAGAAGCAGATGTATTATATAAATAGCTTTTTACATATAAATAATATACGCTTGAATTAGAGTATTCCTGAATAGAATAAATTGTTAAATCTTTTACAAATATTGATAAATTTCTTCCCGAGGACATGGATGTTACGCTTCCTGATCCCGAATCTAATCCGATATGACCATTAGATGAAACATATATATTATTTCCAAACTGAAATCTATATGGAGCAGATACTGGACCAGAGCTTATTTTTGTAATTTGATAATCTTCAAATGGGCTTCCATATCCATTATTTCTTGTCCAAGAGCTTACACCAATTATTTCTACTACTATATAAAATCCATTATCAGCGCTTGCGCCAATTGTATATGTACTACTTCCAATTAAGGAAGTAGAATCAGATGACGTTACAGTGTTTGTTAAAATTTCTTCTTTTAATAGTGTTCCAGATGCAGTTGTATCAGATGATCTCCACCATCTAATTTTAGAATTTGCCTGCTCAATTCTATTATAATAATAATTTTCAAGGCTATAGTTAAATGTTAATACAGAATTTGGAGAAGCTTGGCCAGTAACTGCTGTTGTAAATGATCCTAAAGCTGGTTGCTTTTTAGTCATCAATACTGGATTAGAAACTGCTTCAATAGAATCTAAAATATCTGTCCCATTAGAAACAGTTAACTCATAAAATAAATATTTACCATCTACTGTTAATCTATCAGATGTTGTTATACCGCCAGATGCTGTAAATAAATCTCCAGTTGTGAGTAAATTTCTAACTAGTCCGTCAGATGAATCTGAATAAGTAATTTTTCTTCCTGATATACTGGTATAATTTGAATATGAACCATCTTTTCCAAATAAATCTTGGTCTAAATATTGTGGACTTCCAGCCTCTGTACCGCTATATGATACTAATCTAAAACTAGGTTTTGTTCCAATAACTGGTGGGTCTGAAATAAATACAGATTTCCAAGTATTTACAACCTTTACAAATATTTGTTTTGCTGGTCTCCATGTGCTGCTTTTAACGTAAGCACCTGTTATATTTTTCCAAGTGGACGCCTTTACTTTAATTACCATTTTTTATCCTAATACTGTATCCACAGGTCGCCGTTTATTCCAGTGCCAGTTGAAGGGGAGCCATCTCCAGTTGGTCTAACATAAACATTTCTAACATAAGAACTAGATCCAGAACCAGTGACTCCGCTATAATTTTCTTTGATTTGTAAATATCCAGTATTAATGGAATGTGATGTTCCATTAATTAATACTCCAACATCAGAATCAGCTCCACCAGCAATTGTTATATTTGATGATCTAGTTTGTCCAGATACCGTAGGGCTACTAATTTGAGTCCAGGCTAGCGTATAGCCTGATATATAAGTATATAATGAATTTATTACTCCTGGAGATGTTTCTGTTGGGGCTCCAGAATAAAAAGAAATATCATCGTTAACGCTTGATATCTCTATTCTGTTTCCATTTATAGATGTTTTAAAAATAGATCCTGTAATTTCTGATGCAGTAATATTTCCACTAAATATGGAGTTTCCAGTTATTACAGCTCCTGTTGCGTATAGGAGACCTTCTCTTGTAATTCTAAAAGGAGTAGCAGAACTTGCTACTTGAGTGCCAACCCATAGCCTATAAATGTTTCCATCATTAGCTGTATTGTCACTTGAAGATAATCTTATTGTATTATTTGTATTTGATGCTCCAACAATTATTGATCCTGAGCTATCTAATGTAACATTATTATTTGAAAAAGAATTTGCAGAAAGTGCCCATCCCGCTATATTTCCAGCATTTGCGGTAATTTGTCCATTTGCTGCATCTAGTGTTACTGAATTAGATCCGCTTGCAACTTTTAATCCTGATGAATTTAATGCAAATCCATTACCAGTTAAATTGCCGTTTGAATTGATTGTTCCATTATATATAGAAGCACCTGCTGTAGATAACTGAATGTTTCCACCAATTTTTGTATTGCCATCTACTCCAAGATTTCCATTAATTTTAAGCTCTGCGCCATTCCAATCTATATAATTTGTTGATGGCCCGCCGATTCTTAGTGATGCTGATTGTGATGAATCTATATACCAATAGTTATTTGCATTAAATACAAGACCTCTTTTACCTGTATCTACACCATATCCAAATTTAAATGCCCCTGTATCACCGCCAGATGTGGCATTAAAATATCCTGTTACATTTACAGTGCTTGCAATAAAAGGTGTTCCGCTAATAGCAACATTTGTTGCCGATACATAAGATGTTGAAGTATTGTTATATTCGTCATAAGTTGCCACAGCAATTTCATAGGTAAGGCCAACTCCTAGCCCAGTTAATCTGTACGCCGTTCCAACACCTGGAGAATCTGCATAAGAATAATTAGTTGAGCCTGTTGCCTTATATCTAATTCTGTATCCACGAATTCCATTACCTGTAACTGCAGGCCAAGATATATCTAAGAATCCATTGAATCCCGAAATTCCTCCAGTTTCTACTCCACCCGAAGCTGTAACTGAAGTAACATTAGAAGGACCCGTTGTATCCACAGAGACTGGCTCTAGAATAGTAATCGGGCCGTATGGAGTACCTTTTTTATTTGCATCAAGGAACATATCTCTATGCACAACGTACACATATTTAGGAAGAGAGTCTGATGTTAAAATTGTACATTGGTTTGCGGTTCCAATGAATACAACTTTTACTGATGGTGCAGATAGAGCACTATTGCTTTCATAAACTACTGTATCTCCGTAGCTTGCAAATGTAGGAATATCCCACTTTAATTGATAAGAGTTGTATCCGCCAGTTGCAACTATATTAGTTGGCGCAACAGACAAATCTGGAACATTTGCGGGAATTGAATATGTAGCAGAAAATGGTCCATCTATTGGAGTAGGTTGAGAATCATCAAGATATAAATACTGAAATACAAAATTATAACTACCAAATATTTTTACTGGTAAATTTTCAATTGTTATTGAATAGGAATCATTAGACTTAATAGATGCGGCTGCAACTGCAGCTGATCCATCTTTTTGCAAATCTGGAGTAGCAACTCCTGCGCCTCCACCGTCTAGCGATCCAGCTAATTGCACCATTAGAATGTAAGTCCTATTCTGTACTCAACATCAATCTCTCTTCCGTATGTCTTTACAATTGGACTTGTAAGAACTGATCTACTTATTAAAGACGAATAAGTGTTAAAGGTATCTTCATCATTTATTCTTAATCCGTCAAGCAATACTGTTGTTGCGCCAGTGTTCTTAGCTTTTGCCCCAACAGAAACTTTTATAATTGAAGTTGGGTCTGGCGTTCCGCTTCCATAACCTGAGCTGTATAAATTGCTTAAGGCTAAAGAATTAATCTTATTAGTTGTTGATGAATCTCCTACAAATCTTATTTCATAGTAATCAGTTAGTGAACTATAAAGCCTAACAAATACATAATCTAAGTTTGTGTCTTGTTGTTTAAATGCAAGAGTAAAGCTATCATTTTGATTGTAGCCAGAAATATCAAATACTGTTGCAAGGCTGTACTTGTTTGTAGAGTTGGAACTAGCACTAAGACTAAACCAAGTGTTACCTATTTTTGGAGCTGGTGTTGTTACTGTTGTGGCTGAAACTCCAGAGTCATCTAGCCAATTTAAATTGTTCTCGAATGTTGAAATAAATCTTCCACTATAATCTGAATTACCTTCTGTTAGTGTTGTGAATAGACCAATCTCGTATACTGTTCCAACTACATCTGATGGGATAGTTGTTTTATAAACAACTGCATATGTTGAATTTCCAGTGCCTGCGTCTGTTTGTATATCTATGCTTCCAAGATTTACAGAAGATCTATAGAATTCAAATCCTAGTCTACTGTCATTTACTGTTGCTGCAACATCTGATATTCCTATTGCTATATCTTTATTATCAAATGAAATTGCTCCCGCCAAGTAAGATGTTATAAATCTCTTGCCATACTTTGTTAATAGATTACTCTTACGGCAAATCTCTTTACCATTTTCATAAAATACATATTCTCCTACTATATTCATTTTATCCCCCCTTTCCTTTAACGCCAACCACGCCTTCTCCAACATGGTTTTTAACATTAAAAACAAATCTCATTTTAGGAACTTTCTTTTGATCATAATAAAGTTCTGCTTTAATCACTGTAATATCTTCTAAATTTGGTGCTTCTAATTTTTGTACACCTAAGTATAAAGGATCTCCAGGAGCTGCCGATGAACTATCTCCATCACCAACTATATCAGAAAATGTATATTCTATTTGTGGAAGGCCTGCTAGTGGATCACTTGATATTGTATAGGTAAATGGGTTTATCTCGTCCCAGTGTTCTCTTTTTAATGCCTTAGTTAATGGGTCGTCAGCAAATAACTTTAATTTAGGGTTAACTGGATTTTTTGCCATATCAACATTTTACCATTTTAGCTGACATAAATCGACCTGCAAAGCAATCTTGTTGATGGCCCATCCGACCAACTATGAGTTATATCTAATACAACATATTTCCCAGCAGAATATCCAGCGGGAATTGATGAATCTTCTGATGAATATAGGCTTGCTTTCGGATAAGATATCTCTACAATATCTCCTATTTGAAGCAAGGGATTTGGAAAGATATCAATATCTACAACATCCTGCTGTTTAGACCATTGAGTTTTCATAAAATTTGATAGCTGTATTGCCTCTGTTTCTTTTTGAATCCAGCTTGAGTCAAAAGCAAATTGCTCTTCTTTATCTATTGCTGTAAGGGTGGGGTCAATATATTCAAAAGAATCAGATTTAACAATACTATCTCCAATGACCTTAAAGAATTTTGTCTCCCCATCGCTTAGCATAGTATATGTTCCAGAGTTATTTAATATATAGGCTTCCATAGAGAATGCGTCTATATTAGATCCAATAATAGTGGCAAAGGGATTCATTGTAATTATTGGGTATCTTGGAATGGCTGGAGCATTATCTCCTGAAGTTATTCTAGAAGATATCTTTACAATTTCTCTTGCTACTGGCCCAAATTCTTCCATGTATCCTATGTCTTCAGTTTGTGAAGATGTAGACATTACAAAGTTAGAAAACTTTTTTACAAGAAAAGAGTTCTCTCCGAGATACCCCTTATATGGACTATATATATCTTTTGTATTAAATTGATCATCTGTAATAGGAGAGGTATAAAAATAATCATATCTTACTGTTCCAATTCCAGAAACTAGTCCCGCCCTGTTTGTAATAGTAAGTGGAGAAGAGTCTACTGCAACTATTTCTGTATTATCAATCATAAATTTAAAGGTTAAATATGTTGTTCCTTCTATCACGCTAGTATTACATTTAACCTGTATGCTATACAATTTCCCGCCCTGAATATTTTGAAATTGAGTATCGTCTTGTTGGTTGTCTGGTAACACCTTAGCAACACCGTTAGAAACTCTAATTACCTTTACGCATCTATCTTTTATATCTCTTTTGGTTGCACTTTGTGGTGGCTCAACGGTTATAATATAACCTGAAGTATTTGTATCATTTAAACAAAACGCTAGGCCTCCAAGACATATTTGATTTCCTGTTGCAGACCCATCTGAATTTCTAGCATATGGGAAATACATGCTAGTATTAATAACAAAACTTCCATACCCAGATCTAATTATTTTTGCTACAGTACTTGATATAGTATATTTTGTTTGTGCCGTAGTTGAGCTTGGGGCGGCATTAAGAGTTAACATAGACCTGGCAGTCTTAAGCCCTGAAGAGTCTGAAGCATCTAAAGACATTAAACTATTGTTTAATGTGGTTGTGCCCGCAGCTTTGTCGTATACGTAAGTTGTCCAATTATTTTTAATTGCTGAAAGGTTTAAGTCATGCGTAGCTGGTGCGGGTAATAACCCAAAAGAGTTTCTTTCTTTAATTCTAAATTCACCCATGGGTTTAAATGTTCCAGGAATGGAAAGTCCTTGATATTTTGCTACATCCACATCAGATGTAATCCATTGATAGGCAGGAACGCCTGTACCTAATACTTGATATTGATACTTAATTGCATCGTATTCTATAATTTCTTTATTTAGTAAAAGGTATCCTGCTTTTTGATTAAAAACATTATCTACGCCGTCTTCGAGAAAAGTTACTGGCTCTGTAATTATTGATCCACCTACGCCAGTAGTTGAGCTAAGAGTTTGCATTAATGCAGCCGCTCCTAATTTAATTATCCCAGACTCATAGACTGGATCTGCTGTTTGCGAATACTGTGAGGTTAATTGTGGTGTATACCTAACCTTAATAGCTTTAGCAGAAGGTATTGTTGACTTTGTTAAAGAAATTATATTTGGTTGGTTTTCACCATAGGCACTAAACCTAAATTTATAATTTGAGGTTTTATTTGAAAATATATACTCTCTTGTATAAAACTGTAATATATCATTTTCATCAAATACTGCAATCATTTGTGTGTCACTACATAGATCTTGTATATGCTGCCACATGGTTTTTGTGCTATCTGTATAGTAAAATGTTGGCGTTATTGTAGATGTATCTGGAGCTACAACATTAAATTTATAGTTTGTAAAACCAATGCTATCTAACAGTCTTCTGATAATAGCTTGAGAAGAATAATCTCTCATCAATATATCGGGTGCTATTATTTTTTGTAATTGTCCTGCTCCATCCAAAGAGTATATTGATACATCTCCAAACTCTGATACAGAAAAATCTTCTGTAGAATAAAATACTCCATACGGTATATTGCTTGAACCATTTATTTTAATAAATGGTTTTATGATAATATTTTTATATAGGTTTATTTTATCTTTATTAAAAGCAAAAGTTTTATCATATATTAATGCTGAGCCATCGTAGCAGTTTAAGTTAATAGAAAATGAATTTGCAGTTACCGATCCTACTGGAGTTATGCCATCTGAAGCGTTTGACGATTCTTTTTTTACATCAAAAGAAACAATTCGATCCGTAACATCTTTTACATACTTAGCAGCAATTTCAATTATTCCTACGTATTCATTTGCTACGTTTATTGTAGTTACTTCTACCTTTAAAGTTTGTATGCCTACTGGTGCTGATGGAGTTGTAAATTCTGTTGTACTCCAAGATGATCCATTATAGTATAAGTCTACAACACCAGAATCTGGTACAGCTGCATTGCTTGAAATTGTTGTTTCTACTCCAGATAGGTTGGTAATCTTAACCGTCCATACGGATGGCTTGCAGTGTGATGTTTCAAATTTAATAGTAATTTTATTTGTATACGCTGTTTTGGCACTTGGATACGACACGGTAAGCAAGCATCCAGGTACGGAAAATGAGCTTGCTCTTTGGCTAACCCAATATTTATATTGAACCTTGTCTCCTGGATAGTATAATCTATATGTCATATCTTTTGATGAAGAATAAACAGATGAAGATTGAGTAACGCTATTGTTCATTATAAAGTATTTGATACCTGCCGATTTAGGTCTGCGGGGATCTATTATAGTTTTAACTGGAAACAGCTTTTTAAATGGAAGAGTATCTCCAGAAGATGTAGAAACATCTGTTGATGCAGTTACGGTTGCTCCATCAATCAATTCATTCATATTATATTCAAGCCAGCAGTAAGGGGTAGATGAATAAGAAATAGATTTGTTTATAGCATCTAATGCTGTTGTATTACTTAGCATTATACCTCTTCCAGGCCTATACTAACATCCCAAAATTCTTGGGCTGCATCTGATGTCTTTTCTTTAACATTTCTTTTTACAAGAGTATTGCTGCATTGATTAAATACAACTGTTAAAATTTCATCTCTTCCTGCAACTCCATTATATGATATCTTTATCTTAAATGAGCCTGTGCCTTTATTTAAATAAAATGTTTTTAGGTCTACCGCCCCATATCCATTATCTACAGTCATTGTACTATATGAAGGCAGCATTCGCCAAGAGGTTGATATATTCTTTTTGTCCGCCACAAACATCTTTCTTAATGTTCCATTAGCCATTCTTTGTGTTTTTTCAATTCTATTATTATCTATGCTAACAGCATCTCTATTATGCTCAGTTAATTTTGTCCATACAGGAGTATCATTAGAAGAGGTGTCTATATATAAAACTGAGCCTACTGGTAACGTTATTGCCATTATATTGACCTACTCTCTCCGATTTGGGATCTATTAATTTTAGCATCTTTTCCAATTGCTGCAACCGTAGCCTGCGTAACCTTACGCATAAATGCATCTGTATTTTCTCCAGGTGCCTGATAAAATGATTGATTTACTACAACATTAGAGCTTCCTGAATTTGTTCCTACCGAAGACAGTTGCTTTGCTGCTGATGGAACATTATAGCTTGGGCTTGCATATGGTACATCTGCTAAATTAGGAATAACCATATTACCAAATATTAATTCTGGCCCTTTATCTCCTACAATAATAGGAATTTTAGGATCAATATCTTCCATTCCATTTCCAGCTTTTTGTACTTTTATAGTTCCGCTTCTATCTGCAGATCCTTTAATTATGTAATCTGTGCCACCAATGTTAATCTTAGATCCAACTTTTGGATTTCCATCCATTCCTGCAGCAATTAAATCGCTTGATTTTATTGTTGAAGTTGTTATATAAGATCCAGCTCTACCACCATAACCGTATGTATTGGTGACTTTAATGTTGGCTGCTGCTGAAGCAGCCATATAGTCTTTAGAATCTTTTCCATTAATAATTAATTTACTAGCAACAATATCTCCGCCAGTTGTTATAGCTTTTACGGCTAGGTCTGATGCCTGAGCAGCTGGAGTTTTAGGTGGCGCAAATGTACTTGGAGATCCATATCTATTTCTTCTAGCACCAGATACCTTTTCTCCAGATGTTATTACTCCTCCAGCTGCTTTAGTTGGTTCCACTAATCCAGATGCTAGGTACTTACCTGTAGCTGTTTTATCAAAATCTTCTTTTGTTGCTACAATGCCTTTTTCTGCTTGATCATCAATAAATTTTACAAGATTTATCAAATATTCTGATTGTTTATTATTAAGTCCATCAATTGTTGTAGTTAATGCTAAAATTTGTTTATCAAGTTTTGCTATATTATCTCCCGCTAGTGATGCTGCATTTGCAAGTTTTTCATTAGCGTTATTAATTCTTTCAATCTCTGCAAGAGGGGCTGCGTTGGCTTTATCTGCCGCTGCTACTATTGACTTTTTCTGACCTTCAGTTTGTATGCTTTGTAGTGCAGATTGATATCTGAGTCTTGCCTGGGCGGCTTGCTGTGTATTCCCAGTAGATTCTGCAAACTGCAATTCAAGCTTAGCAGATTGCATTTCACGATTTAAATCGGCTTCTGCTTTTGAAGCATCTAATGCTTTTATTCTAGAGTCTGCTAATTTATTAGTTGCATCTATCTGAGATTGCAGATCCTTAAGTCTTTGCTTAGAATCTATTTGTGCTTTTACGCTTTGTCCTGCAGCAGCTTTTGCCGCAGCATCTCTTTGTTTTTGAAGAGTATTTAGTTTTGAATATTCATCGGCTAATAATCCTGGTTTGTCTTTTGTGCCTTTATTATTATCAATTACTGACTTACTTATTGCATTACTTAAATTATAAAGTGCTGATACTTGATCAGAGTTTAACTTTGATAAATCTCCTGCCAGACCAGCTGCCTGCAATCTTAATTTTTGCCACACGCTAACAACTGTATCTGAATTATTGGCAATTTCTTTTATTGCTGGATTTGCTTTAGCCATCTCATCAATTGTTGCTTGAGTCAACTTAGTTTGTCTATATTGATTAGACTGCAAGTATTTCATCATGTCTAGCTCTGCTTGATAATTATCTATTTTCTTTGTATGCCCAGTTTTATCTTTCTTTACAGCCTCTTCATTTTTTTTCATGATGTCAGTAATTCCAGCATCTATTGCACCTAATGCTGAGTTTAATGCTGCCGCTTGAGATTTAGCTTCACCTAGTCTTGTTGCTGTATCATAAGATTTAAGAGATCCTGCGGCAGCACCACGAGCATCTTGAATAGCATTAAAGTCTCTATTTCCAACAGTAGCGATTGCTGCAGATGAAGATTGCTTTGATAGAGCAAACATTGCATAAATTTTCTTTGTTGCTTCTTCTGCACTCATGCCAGCTGCAACGAATTGCTCTTTAAATCTTGTAGCAAGATCTCCCAAGTCTGCTTTTTTTGTAGAATTAATCAATTTAATTTGTTCTGAATATGCGCCCTTTACTTCTTCTTTTAGTTTTCCATATTCAGTAATTGTCATTTTAATTGGAATTCCTGCTGAAGTCATACTCTGATATGCAAGCTTATTAGCTTCCATCATATCTTTAGATCTTTGAATGCTATCTTTAATCTTTTGATTATAGTCTACATATTTTAATCCTGCTTTTTGTGCAGCTTCTGCAGTAAGTCCATATCCTAGAGCATTTAATTTAAGCTGTTCTTGATTTTTCTTCCATACGGTATATCCAATTGTTAAAGCGGTTGTAATTCCAGTTACTGCAAGACCTACTGGAGTGGCCGAGGCAAGAACTCTTGCAAGTATAGGTGCAAATCTTCCCATCATTGTTCCAGCTTTTGCACCAGATGCTGCTATTTCTGTAAAATGTGCAGACATTTGTGCAAGCGGTTTAATTGTAGATGTTGCGCCCTGTGGAAGCTTGCTTGTTATTCCTTTTGACATTCCCCCCATTGGAAGCAAAAAGGGAAGAATATTTGATACATTAGATATTGCAGATCCAGTTGTTCCGCCAATTTTATTGCCAGCCATATTGCCTAGCATAGGAATTGCGAGTGCTGCTAGAAGACTTCCAACTAGTCCTCCACCTGCATATCCTCTAACCTGTCCGCCATTTTGATACCCTGGAACCATTCCGCCCTTATTCATTCCAAACATCTGTTTTCTTACTTTAGTTGTTGAAGGTGTCCACTTACTTGAATTCCAATTTGCAAATTGATTTCTTAATATCTCTCTATCAATTTTACTTAGATTTTTTCCACCCGAGCTGAGCACATCTCCTGCTGCTGATTTTAATAGTGTATCTACAACATGTGGCTCTAAAGCATTTCTGAGACTTCCTTGAGCATCTTTTACATAGCCATAAGGTCTTTCTTTTTCAAGATTTTCTATAAGCTTTCCATACATTAAATTTTGTGCTTTAGGCGTTAAACCAGAACTTCCAAATAGTTTTCTGCCCATACCAATTGTCATTGATTGAACACCCCAAGAGTCGCCAATCTTGCCATGCTTTGCACCTAGATTTTTAAATGCTGTTGATTTTAATATGTTACCTACTTGTCCGCCTGCATTAAATCCTTGTGCAAGCATTCCAATATTTTGATCAAACTCTTGATCTCCAAAGTGTGCCCAGACATTTCTATTATTTCCTGTTCCACTTCCCGCTCCATAGCTACTAGATCTCCATCCTGGAATGTTTATTCCTGTTGGGCTTGGACCATGTTTTGAGCTTGAGCTTTGAGTATCTCTTCTTCCTGGAGACATTCTATCTTTTTGATAAGCTAAACTTATTCCTGGATATTTAGATTCTAGCGCTCTTATTTCTGGAGTAATTGCAGAAAATGCAAGTGCTCCTAATTCTGGATCCCCATACATCTTATCTGGAGACATTCCAGATTTCATCTGATTAGCTATTCTTGACTGTACTCTAGAAATATCTAGAGGGTCTACGCCCTTAAATTTTAAAAAGCTTTCAACATCTATTAAATTTTTGCTATTTGCAATATGTGGAATTAATTCTGAACCTGTTGCTCTTCCATATCTTAATCTTCTATTTATAGAGTTGGGGAGAATCATTCCCCAGTTTCCAACAAGTCTTGAATTCTTTGTACTTCTTGATGCTACCCCAAACATCTTAAGCACTGCATTTGCAGCAGATGAAGACATATAGCCTCCAAGGATATTACCGTAGCTTGCCGATCTTTCTCCGCCATTTATTGCATGCAGTAGTGGAAGGTTTGCTGCTGTAGCTTCTTTATTTACAACAAATTCTCCTGGAGTAAGCATTGCTGGAACTGTATCTGTATTACCAGTTCCTGGAACAATGTTTCCAGAATTTAATCTTTTAGGGATTGTAGTTTCTGTACTATATGGAGCACCAAATGTTTTAACACCAAGCCCCTGTGCAATTTGATTTAAAAGATTTCTTGTTCTGCCTGGACGTGATAATTCTTTCATATTAGACTTACCAGCTTTATTCACTACTGGTTGATTTAATAGTGGTACTGAAGTTAAGTTAATGCTTCTTCCTTGTTGTCCAGCTATATCTACTGCCGCCCCCGCAAGCATTCCTTCTACTTGTGTATTTAATGCAATAATTTTTGCTCTTGCTTGATCAACAGTTAACTTTCCTGCTTGCAAATCTGCAACAATTACTGCTGATTCTTTTGCAGCATTTCCTATAAGATTTGTCATTGTTGGCAACAAAGCTTGATATGATGCTGATAATTCGTTTGTAATTAATCCAGTTCTTGCTACTTCCTGCTTTAATAATTTAATTTCCGCATCTGACTGCATAGCAAGTGCGCCTGTCATTGCATGCCACTTGGCTGCTTCTTCTGCAACAATACCTGTTGATGCACCGCCTATAGATGTTAAACCTGGAACCTTTGGAAGATCTCCAGACATATACATCTGGGGATTATTTCCAATTTTTTGATTAACCTTCGGTGCTCCTGGGACAACTCCAAAAATAGTTTGTGCTGATTTTTGATCTACCGTCATACCAGCTACTGGATTCATATGAGACATTGATCTTGTATCTTGTGCGCTTAGTAGTGGATGGTTTGGATTAACTTGCCTTCCGCCTGCCGCAACCATTGTTCCACCCATAGTTGAAAATGCTGGCGCTACTGATATTTGTCCCGCTAATGCTTTTTGTTCAAGAATTGTAAATTCAGCAATTAATCCTTCTATTGCTGTTTTTAATACTGTTGCTGCTTTTGCATCATTGTAGAATGTAGATTCAATTAAAGTACCAGCCTTACTTGCAGCAAGAATTTCTGGAGTAAGCATCTTCCATCCTTCTCCACCCTTAAACAATGATTTAAAGTGTGAAGCGCCTTTAATAATATATCCAAAGAAGTTAGCAAGAACGCCTGTTAGCATAATGATTGGGCCAATTACAGCAGTAAGTCCCGTTACAAATGTTAAAATTGTTTTTACTGGTCCTGGAAGCTTATTAATAAACTTAGCAATACTATCAGTAACATTAAGGAAGAATGTCTGTACCTTTAAAAACTCTTCTCCAATTCCTGCTAAATCCGATTTAAGGCTTTCTATTGCTCTCTTATATTTACCTGAAGCTGATTCTGTAACAAGACCTAATTCTCGACTTGCCACATTTGCTAAATCTTGCGAGCTTGCCTTCATTAAATCCATTACTTGCAATGTCTGGCTACCTTGTTTTCCTAGGTTTTCAAATAAAGCATTCATTCTAGCAAACTGGAACTTTCCGAATAGTTGCTCTATTGCTTGCTGTTTTTGTAAAGGATTAAGATTATCAAGAGCTGACTGTAATTCTAAAATTGTTCCTGTTAAATTTCCAGCGTTATCATTTACTATACCCTTTAAATTAATTCCTAAGCTACTAAACATATCTGTTGCAACTTTAGTTGGATTGATAAGTGATGCTAAAGCTGACTTAAGTGCATTTGCTCCTTCAGAAGCATTAACGCCCCCTTCTTTCATTGCTGTTAAATAAAGAGAAAGATCTTTTATGCTGCCTCCAAGTGCTTGAACTACTGGCCCAGCTTTTGGAATTGCTTCAATTAAATCCCCAAGACTTGTTGAGGTTTGGTTTTCAACTGCGTTAAGAAAGTTAATTGATTCAGTTAATTGGTCAGTGTTTTGTTTAAATGCATTTTGAATTGCCAGTGTGGCCTTCATTGCATCTTGTCTGTCTACTTCACCAAGGACGGCAAGTCTTGTTGTTTCTTTTACTGAGCCCAACAATTCGTTTCCAGTTTTGCCAGTTGCTGCTATATCTGCTGCAAGAGAAATAGTATCTTTAAATGATGATCCGTATGATCTTGATAGTTCTTTTGCAGTAGCAGATACCTCATCTCTTACCTTTTTTAAATCAGATGATGATGTTGCTGCAATTCCACCATATACTTTTGTAAGTCTTGTTAATTCAGCATCTGCTTCTCTAAAAGATTTTGCTGCTGCCATTCCAAATGCTGCTAGCGGCACTGTTAGTCCTACTGTAAGCTGACGACCCGCCCACTGAGTATTTTTACCCCAGTTAATAAGTTGAACTCCGCCGTCTTGAATAACTTTATTCATGATTTGAAGTTCTTGTCTTGCTAATGCTGTTTTATTTTTTACCGCATCAAGTCCCTGTGGAATATGAACGCTATATTGCATTAACCCTTGAGCATTTTTTCCTAGGGGTTGTACAATTGCATTTTGTAGAGCTACCTGCTGTTTAGCAAGCTCTCTAATTAAACCGCCCTGCGTCTTAGTATGCTGTTGAAATGTTTGAAAATAATTTTTTAACTTAAGTTGCCCTGAATCTAGGTTTTTACCAAACTTCTCTACATCGGATGTTAGTGTTACAAAGTGTGTTGAGAATTGTCCAGTTCTTCTTAAGTTTTCGCCAAACGATCTATTCATTACAGAAACTTGATTTGCAAGTTTTGCATCTGAAGCAATTATTTGTGCTTGTAATTTAGATAGTGAGGCTGTAATCTTATTGACATCTGCAATAAGACCTGAAAAGTTTGCGGTAGCAACTATATTAGTTACAATATTTTCATCAGCCATTTATCAGTATTTACTCCTTAACATATCCTAATCCTGCTCCAATTCCAAATCCAGATTCTGCTGCAAGTTCTCCTTGTAGTGAAACTACATCGTCTCCACTTGCTTGTATTCCCAGAGCCCTTCTTCGAACATCTTCAAAGGTAGAACTGTTTTCTTTTTCTCCTTCATCCTCTAAATTAATACCTTTAAGACTTGCGGTAAACTTTCTGCTTTCCGTTTCTTTTTTTGATATTGCTTTTAAAGTTTGAATAAGTTCTGGCATTGAAAGGTTTGATTCTAGTTCATCGTAACTTCGCCAATGTCCTAAAAGAAAAACCTCTCCTTCTAAGGCAGCTAGATCTAGTTCATCCCAGCTAGAACCGCCGCCTGCGTTAAATTTGCAGACTCGTCATCCATTTTAATCCCGCCACAAACTTCAAGGATACGATTAATTGTTGGAATATCCAACGCATCTTCAAACGCATCTCTATCTTTAACAAGATCTGGAACTTGCTTTTCTAGAGCAACTCCACAAGCCTCAATAAGTACATCTAACGACTCTGTCTGATCTGCAGCCGTTGCAGTCTTTTGAATAACTGCCATAAATTTTCTTAGTTCTTTAATTGATAGTGGTTTCAACAGAACAGTTGTACCATTTTGTAATTTTACTTCTTCTACGCTATATATTGTAGTAGCCAATTTAATCCTCCTAGGATCTAGTCTTAATTATTATAACATATAGGTATTATCTATACAAATGGAAAACCCCCAGTTTCCTGGGGGTTTTCATTAATAAATTGAATTTATTATACTACTAATACACGGTCAATAATCTTGCCGTATTCTGAGCCAGAGTAGTTAGCATCTGGTAGAAGACGGAAAGTCACTGGGAATGTGGTCGCAGTTGTACGTGCAAGAGAGTGCTGTGACTGTTGTACAGACAAAACACGACGTGCATAATATACACGCTCAGATGAAGTTGAACCTGCTGTTGGAGCCTGTCCTACTGCAATTAGTTGACGCTCTGTTGGAGCGGCACCAAGTGATCCTGCTGCTAGACCAAGTTCTTGCTTGGTAGTTGTAGATGTTCCAGTTACTGCTGAAAGTGTGCTTGAGCTCTGTCCGAACACTGTTACGATGTTCTCTAGAGTACCTTCTGACATTTCTGTTGCGATCATAACTTCCATTGCAGACTTGAACAGCTTAGCTGTATCAAGTAGCTGGTCAACTGTTACTGAATCGAATGTTGGGTTATATGTGATTTGAAGACCATTGTTAGTAAAACCAACGTTACGGTATCCAAAAAGTCCTGCTGTTTGGTTTACGTTATTAAGTGTTGTTGCATATGAAACTCCTGGTGCAAAAGCTGGAACTCCAACTGTTGTTGCGCCTGAAGCAATTGCTACACCTGCTTCTGCGTTAGCGATATAATCTGAATCGTTAATGTCAACATTTGACAAGAACAATGGAGATGCGCCAACTAGAATATTTTTAGCATTACCTACGGATTGTGCCATAGTTATTTTCCTCCTATTTATAAAAATATATATATATTGTTGTAAATCATTAAATCTTGGCTGGCTAGGCCCTTCCCTCTATGTATAATAATAGAGTATAATGCGCCCAAAGGCAAATTAAGCAAATCTACCAGTCGTATCTAGGTGCCTTGCGTATTTGACCTCAAGAATGACATCTGCTGAGAGAAATCCTGCTAGCTCCTCAGAAGGAGATGTTGGCGATATGTCAGCAATGAATATGCTAAAGAATTTAAACTTCTTTGATATGCCTGAATACGAGTTGGCATCTCTGGCTGAATCATCCATTCTTCTAAATAAGTCTGTCATTAGGTTTCTGATCTCATTAATCTCTGATACATCTGTTGAATATATTGTGAATAGTATTTGCTCACAGCATATCGCCCAATTATCCTCGTATGACATTCCTATCTTGTCATAGACTATATGCTTCTTCCCGCTCAAAAATTGATTCATTTCTGGAGACTGTTGTATTGGAATAATTGGCACAATTTCTTGACCTATATTATCTGAATAATAGTCTGTTGCTGTAAAAATATTATTAGCTTTTAATTGACTCCAAAGGAACTTTCTCAAATCAAGCATTACATCTGCTTTATAATCTACGGTCATAACGCACCTCCAAATGCTGCAGCAATTGCTGACTCTGCCTGCATATTTAATGTATTAGGATTAAATGAATATTTAACTTTTTTAACATCGGCTGGAACCTTCATAGCCTTAGTTAATGCTGAATTAAATAGTTGTTGAAACCCTGATCTTTTTATTGCTGCATTTACTAGATTACCAGTAAAGAATTGTGCATATGCTATTTGGAATCTTCCTGTTGCCTTGCCACCGCCAGGCCTTGTAACGGTCACAGAGGCCCCTTTAGGCATGTATACAACTCCAGTACCAGTTTCGAATACTAAGCGCTCTGCTGACTTAGGGCGGATTACTAGAGGCATTCCAGCTTCCATCACAGATGCTTTATTAATAAATACGTGTCTTCTCTTGCTAAAGTTGTTTGGGACTGATGATTTAGATGGCTTAAATTTAGATGTAATCTTAAAAGAAAGTCCATCTGTAGATAATACATTTAAATCAAATAGTCTAGATCCTTTGTTGCCTGTCTTATTCCATTCGTATACATGGTGCAAAGACTTAGGATTCATTCTTGCTTGGGCATCTACATATAACCCAAAGTCCTGATCAATTTGTTTAAATATTACAGATTGAAATTTCTTTTCAAATGCCTTATTTGTTGTTAGTTTAGATACTACTTGGGCATGATAATAAACTGCAGCAGATATTTGAGCTACTGTACTGTCTCTTAAAATGGTACCCTTAGTTCCAGCCATGTTCTTCTGTAGACCGCTGGCTGCTGTAACTAGTAGTGAGCTATTGTCCAATTATTTGATTTTCCGATCTCTTGACAGTAGAGTTATATCCAAGTACTCCGCCGAATGGATCTGTCATTGGTGTTATGCCTAAAAGCTCAAAAACAGTTGGCGTATTGCTTGGAAAATTTAGTTCTTCCCAAATAACATTGCCTTCTTGATCTCTGATATTAGTAATTTTTTCTCTTAAGGTTATTTTTTCTGATGTTCTAATTTGAAGAACCTGATCATTTGAATACTTATTTGACATAACCTGCTTATCCCCAACTCTACCAGTCGATGAGTTGCTAATTATACCCTTTGCACTGCATGGAACAGTTCTATCAAATTGCCATTCTTTTTTTATTGAGCCTGTATCTGGGTCTTGCAAATCAAACTGTTTGTAGACATCCAAAAACATAGGCATAACGGAGTCAACAAGATCATACATTAGATCACAACCATTTTGTTGATAACATATGGTAGAAGTATCTGATCTGCATACAGATTGCCTGTTCCAGAATATGTACCAGAATTGTACTCGAATTTCCAGTCAAATGTTTGAATTGACTTCATATACTTATTGCGCCAAACTTTATCCTTTGAGAAATAGTCTCTCATTAATTCAATACATGCAAGATCAATTTCATCAGGAACTTCTTCCCATCCAAATTTACCTTGTACACGATATGTTGAGCCTACTGCAAATGATCCACCCCATGTATCATTAATTGTTGGAGGTACCATTCCATTTGCTGTATAAACAGTATTATCCAGCATGTTTGCTCTGTTAACTCTAATTCCAAATCCGCTTTCAGAAATGATTGTATTATAGTTCCAGTTATTTACATTTGTTAAAGTATTTAAAAGCAATATATCATTTTGATATAATTCATGAAGTTCTGCCAGTTTATAAGGAAGCGGCAAAACATCAGAGCCTGATCCATATGCTATTTGAACATCATCATATAAATAAAACTGTTGCTGAGTATAAGCCTCTATAAGCTTTCTTGCATATCTTTCTGCATTGCATAATTCAGCATATGACTTAGAATTAGGGTCTGAAAAATCTGACCCTAATCCAAGTGCATCAATTGCTTGGCTCATATCTGTATATGGAGTTTGAACAAATACTTTATGATTTTTCTCTGTAGAAACTGAGCCCACTGTATAGGACCAATTTAATCTAAATTGTCTTTGTCTGGTTGTATATGATACTGGAATATATACAATATATGTACCCGCATCTACTTCCGACTTTATTGGAGTTAGTGTTGCAAGTATTGTCCCAGGATTAATTGGAGGGGATACTGCTGGATCTTCTGTAATGTCATATAGCTTTACAACTGGCAGACTATCTGAATCAGTTAGTTGCCCCTGCCAAAACACTTTATGTGTTATTGGTGAATTTGAACCTACTAGAATTTCCATTTAATAAAGGTTAAGCGTAGTACTCCTGAACTTCCTTTGGAGTTGCTAAGCGGAAACCCTCCTCCTTGTCAAAAATTTCTTGAGCGTCTTCTGATGTCATTGCAACAAAAGGATGCTCTTTTGTAAACGTATAGTTAAGAATATCATATCTGTAATTCTCTCTAGTCATTCTAACTAGTAATGTATTTTCTGGTTGAGCATCAGGATTAAATCTTGGAAGAATCTCTTCTGAATCTTCGCTGAATTCGTCTGCCGCCTTCTCAATATCCTTAATAGTCTTTTGGTAAACAGACCAAGTTACTCCCTCTTCGGTAAGAGCGGCAACAATATCGGCCTTATTCTTTAGTCCATCAGTATCAACTGCAAAGTCCTCTGCAATTTTTCTGAGTTCTGCAACTTTTAATGTCTCAAATGACATATTTTCTCCTTTGTTAGGTGTTTTAATTATAGCATTGTTAAATTAAAATGAAAAGCCCCCAAAATTAATTGGGGGCCTTTCTGGGATTAATTCCTAATTAGGAAGCAACCTTAACATTTTTCACCACTACCCAGGCATCAGCCTGTTCGATCTGGACACCAACGCGAGTATACATTGTGTACTCGATTGAGTCCTTGCGTGGCCAGAAGAAACGGTAAACAGTTACATCACGCTTGACACCAATAACTACGTTATTTGGGAATGACAAGTGGATATCTCCGTGTGAGCCTGTAGCTCCTGAGTGTGTACCAGTTTGTGCCTCTGCAAGTAGCGGAACTTCGATGATCGGAATACCGAAAGCGAATGGTGCTACATATCCTGCAGGTCCACCTAGTGGTGCGACTCCGCCACGGATTACGCTTGAAGCGATGTCCTGTGGAATTGTCTGGTTTGTTCCAATACTGTTCTTGTATAGGAAATCCTGAATCAAGTTTGATCCAGCAAGGAAGCGAAGGTCTCCACGACGTTGCTTGTACTTACGTGGCATAGCCTTAAGTGCCTTGTTGAATACTTCACGAGAAACTTCAGCGCCAGCTGCGTCTACGACACGACCTGATGCCTTTGCCTTCTTTACAACGCCATCAAATGACTTGTAAAGAGCGTCTCCTGTTAGAGATGTGTCACCGTTAAGAATAACATCTTCGATGTCATTTCCTGCCTGTGTTGCCATCAAACGTGCAATATGATCTTCTAGATCTGCACCCTCGATGTTATCTTCTAGAGACTCAGTTGAAAGCTCCCAGTCCATGCGGAGTTTCTTTGTTGTTAGAGAAATCTTTGAGAAAGTTACTGCATTGTTAGCAGCATCATTATCTCCTTCAGTTGCAAGCTTCATAAGCTTCTCACCAACGGACATACGATCAATCTCGGCTGTGTCTGACTTCATACGAACTGTACGTGCGACCTTACCGATTACGGTTGCGTCGAACATATAGTCAAGGAAGCGAGCAGATTGTTCTGGGTTTAATAGACCGCCGTTACCTGCTTCTTGGGCTGTGTGTACACCTGTTACAACACTGCCAGAAGAAGTGAAAGTACCACGGGCTGTTGTGCCAGTTGCAATTGCTTTTTCTAATGTTTCATTGCTCATTATTTTATACCTACCTTAGTTAAATATTTCGTTCACGGAACCGAGGAAAGAACCGTTCCATTTGGATTTTTTGATTGTTACTTCTTCTGATCGGCCAAGATCTGAAGACTTCTTAATTGCAGTCTCTGATTCTACTGCGTCGACACGCTTTTGTACACCATCAATCGTGCTCTTGATATCATTTACAGCACTTGAAAGCACTGTGTGTTGTTCTGCCAACTCTGAAATTCTAGCATCTACGCTCTTGCTGAAAGATTCAACAGTCTCTTGGATTGTTGTAACTTGTGCTGCATTTGCTTCAGATGCCTTGTTTAAAGTTTCTGAGAAAAAGCCTTTTAGATCGCCTAACATCTTTGCAAAATCAGGTTCATCAACCTTATCTTCTGATACTTCGGCTGCTTTTTCCAGAGTTTCGGCAGGAACGTCTTCTGCTACTGCTTCTGCAGGAGCCTCAACTGGTGCTGCATCTTCTGCAACAACTGCTGTCTCTTCAACGGCTACTTCAACTGGTGCATCAACTGCAACATCTTCAGCAACTACGTTTTCTGTGTTTTCTGACATTTCATTACCTCCTTCTGCGTTTGCCTGTTTTGCAATTTTTTGTGTATCAGGCAACGTAAATCTTGAATGCTTGTATGCATCAAGAATCTTATCAATCTCTTTTGCTTTATTAACATCTGAACTCTCAACCCAACCAATTAGTTGTGCTGGCTTACCAGATACTGGTGAGTCATATGTCTTCTCTGTTGAGATAAAAACAGAGTTACTGTCTTCACAGTAAAAAATATTTTCGGTTACAACATCTACTGCTATACCTTTTGCAATGTATTGTCCATTTACTTTCTGAATAGAAAGAATGTTACATAGCTCATTTGCTGGTGAATCTACAATTGATAGTTCCATCAATTCGTAATCTTTAATAAATCTTACAGTCTTACCTGTAGCTTTATTAACTTCATTATCTGATTCTTTAATCTTTCCGCCGATTGAGAATCCTGAAAGAGTTCCGTCAAGAACTTTTTCCCAGCTATCCTGTGCGCCTTTTGAAATATATGCTGTTACGTAAACGCCATTATAAAATTCTTTAGTTGTTGGGTCATAAAAAGTTTCTGGCTTAAAAGAAACCATTTTTCCAACTGCAAGTGATCCGTGCATCTCACGAATGTTTCCACGGAAACTTTCAAATGCTTTTACGCTTGCTTCTGCCGTTACAACATCGCCTGTTTGATCAACATTGTCAAGTGTTGCAAAACCAGATACAGTTCTCTTTTCACGGTTAACTTTAGTGAAAGGTACAGACAAGTTAATGTCGTTGCCATGGCTAGTCCATAAAGACTTTTCAATATTCATATGCTTAATTTTATCTACTTATAGATAAAAAGGCAAATAACAGTTGAGTAGAGTTAGTCAACCTGTCTGCCATCGCCTTTTGCATTTCTGCCTTCTCCTGAATTATCTGGGGCAGTTGCTTGGCGATTTTGTTCTCTTTGTCTGGTATTTCCAGCTTGGGCTAATTGTTCTGAGGCTGCTTGACCTTTCAGGTCAATAACATCGTCTCCTCCGTCAAGGGGAATCATACCCTTTCTAATTCTAACTTCATTAGGGGTAATTACCTGCATTCTTAAATATCTTTCGTCAATTTTAGACTGAGTATCTTCATCAGTTAAAGTTAATTCATTAAATTTAAGCGATAGGGCATCTGTCTTTTCCTCAAATATTTTATTTACTTTCTTTTCTAAAATCATTTGGGCTGGACGGCAAACCTGCTCTTTAAATGTTTTATCGGCATCTCTTGCCACTGCTAAATTTACTCCCTCTGGAGTTCCAATTTTATTAATTGGCACACGGTGAGCTAATAGAATTTCATCTCTATTTGATTTACGATAAATATTAAATGAAGACTCCTGTGGATTTGCCTCCACTGGCTCCATCTTAAATTCTGTCTTTGAGTCTGGGGTATCCCCTGGAAGTGGAATATATAGGGATCTATGATTCTTTCCCTTTAATCCGACCTGGAAAAATTCAAGCAATTTTCTTTCTGACTCTGGAGAAAGCTTTGCTCCTTTTACTGTAATAATATATCTTGGAACCGCCTTGTTTTCAAAATAGTCTAGATTATATCTACCAGATAATTCATTACCTGCGAGTGCTACCTGTGCGGCAATAATGTCTGGAATGCCGTAGTAGTTATTCATAGGGGTATACTTCTTTAAATGAATAATTTCATTTGGGCGATCTTCTTGGCCAGCGATTGGATTCTCTGTTTCTGAATCTCCAAAGTTATTAAAGTAAACAGCCTTGCCGTATAACAATTGAATAAAGCCATCTCTTAGTCTGCGTACACGCATTGTCTTTGCTGGAATGTGTCCAATATATCCAATGTTTCCACCAGTTGTTCTGCCGATTTCAATATAGCCATTTCCTGTTGCCTCTAAATCTGTATAGGTCTTAATTAAAGTTTGAGTAAATGTGTCTTCTTCATTTGTAGTATCTAGCCATGCGTGTATGTCTTGTCGCAACTTGCTTATTTTTCTACGTGCTCTTTCAAGAGACTTATCATCTGTAAGTGCATCTAGTGCATCATTTGTTTTCTTTGTTTCTACAAAGTCATATCCTAGCCCTACAATGTTTGCAACTTTTGCATTAATTGCTGCGTAATTATATGTTGATGTTTCATATACCGCAGAAAGATATTCAAGATTATATGTTGGCTCTACTAGGTCGAACATAGCATATCCTGTAATAGCTTGTGCTAATAGGTTTTGCTGTGTTCCCGTTCCTTCTACACCAGTAAATGACTTAGAAAACTCTCTACTCATTTTGCGCTTGAATGAGGATCCTAATCCTCTAACTTTTTTTAATTCATCTATCCCAGCAGCAAATGGGTCATTGCTTACTTGATCCTTTTTCAAAGAGAACCAGTCTGCTGTATTTGAAATATCAATTATATTTTCAGAGCTCTCATCATCAATAAATTCTACGCTCATCTCATACCCCTTAATTTTTTCATATCGTCTTTATAACTTCCAATATCTAGTGGGTCTGGAACTAGTCCCCAGTCAAGTCTTTGTTTTTGGTGTTGGAATTCTTCATCGTCAATTTTTCTTCTTGCAGAAAGAAATTTAGGCCCGCCTTCATATATACCGAATGAGCGAACTTCTCTAGCCAGAGCATCGATTCTGGATCTATTTCCTTTTTTGGACGTGACCGAAAGAAAGTTGCCATCATCGTCTCCAATCCATCTGCCATCTGGCATTTCCCAAACATATATCCCAAGAGTAGATTCTTCTTCAAGGACTTTGGTATTTATACGATTGATATCCATAGTAATTTATTTTACCATTATTCCATACACAAGTCCAGCTTTTTGTCGCAGAGTTGGACAAAAAATCAAATATTTGACGATTGATATTCAGTATTATTAATCAAGTACGCAGTTCCGTCATTGCCTGTAGACGCTTCAGATACTTGAAGTGAGGTATCTGCTACATATATAGAATACTGGCGAGTATAGAGCTTGTAGTGGCTTGTAGCCTGTACTCCAGAGAGGACCTCTGGGTATAAAGCAATATTGCTGTATATGTTTGCGCCTCCTGATTTGGTATCTGCCTGATTATAATTAAATTTAATATTGCTTGTTGCAACTGATGATAAAACAAGGATAATATGATGTGGTGCGCCTGTAGTTAAAAATGATGAAATATTAGTACTTGCTGTCCGATCTATCCCATTTACATATATGGCAGAAATTCCAGATTTGTTTATTACTCCAGATCCATCCCATTCAAATATCTTTGTATTACTTGAAAATAGGACATTCTCTCCGCTTACTGGGGTAAATATCATTTCTATGCTTCTAAATGAATTTGATGAGTCTACATTGAATCCCCCGCCATTATACATCCTTAATCCATTGTAATCGCTATAGGAAACAATTGGGTGATTATACCTTGATAGCCCATAGTCTTTTGTAGAATAGATTCTGTCTCCAGAGTTATCTGAGTAGAAATCATTATTAGAGAAAAAATCAAGGGAAATGAATTTAAGTATTGGTAAGTCTGTAGATGTATCTGCAGATGTCATTGTTACCTTTAAATAAAGTAATCCTTCTGTAGTCCCGTCATTTTTATTAAAATATGGAATTGGGCTATTGTTCTTACAGTTTTGCCATGTTGTTCCATCTAGGCTTACCTGAACAGATATATTATCAACATCATCTTCCCACTCTAATTGAGAGCTGACTATATTTAAGGAAGGCGGGACAATAATTGTTTCCGTAAAAGTAAATGTTTTTGATTGAGAAGTCTCTGTTTGTAAAAAAGATACATACGATTGATCATTTGAAACAACAACATTTTCATCTGCTAGCTTTGTCCAAGCTTTTGTTCCTGGATAATAGTATCTTAAAGCTGGTCTATTTTTTGAACTATGTAGACTAAACAAATAGCCTCCATCTGGATATACTATTTGATTATATTTTAACTCTTTTATACCTTCAGTGTAATGAGACATAATTGTTGAGTTAGATAGAGTATATCTATAGAATGCCACCGAATCAATTATAAAATAATTATTTGATAATGATGGTCCCGTGGTAAATGCGGTGGTGGAATTAGTAAAAACAAAACCATCTAAGCTTTTTGTAATAACACGAGAACCATTAATATAAACTGATAGACCTTGTTTATTGTATGTGGCAACAACATGTATGGCTTTATTATTAGTTACTTTATATCTAGCTATATTTGTTCCCGCCTTAAATACTAAATCTCCACTCTGGCAAAATATGCCAATAGAAGATGCTGTATCTGCAACAATTGGAACTAAAGATGAGCTAGTATTTGGCAACTTAACCCATGTTTCAATTGTAAAAGGATTATCTGAATAATACTTATTTGCCATTCCTGGAACCGTATAACCTATTGTTGTTAAATTTGTTATAAGGGTTCCATATACTCCGCCTGATACTAACGGCATTATCTTTGAAGTAAATGATCCAGTCAGGGTTCCTGTATTATTGTTTCCTGAATAGTCTAGGCAGGCAGAACTAAGATCGTCCAGCGTATAATAAGAAACTGGAAAATCTGCTAATATGGTTCTGTAGTAAGACATTAAACACCTTCTGATTCTTTATATACCCAAGACAATGAATCTTCATCCCATTCATACATATTACCATCACTTGGATATAATACTGGGGATTCCCATAAACAAGTGCTTTCATTTAATATCCATGAAGGATATGGCTGTTCATATAAAAATGCATCTCTACTTTCATTATAAATCATGCCTACACCTGCATAATTTTTACGAAATGGATTGCCGCTAAGCTTATGTTCTCCTGCAAATGTGTTATAAGATGTTTGTAGCCAATTACCACCAAATGCGTTGTGCATAAAATTTAATGCATCCTCATCTGAAAGACTTGGATCCCCTACTAAAACTCTTAGTACTTTTTTATTTTCATCTATCTCTGCAAAATGACTCATTGTATAGCATTGCTTTTTAAATATCTAAATATTAAAACTCCGCTTCCTCCTGCTGTGCCTAATGTATTTGCTGTTGTTGCCATTGTTGCACCAGCGCCTCCTCCACCGCCTCCGCTATTTGCTAATCCTGGTAACGCTGGATACTCAGTACCGCCTACTTTTGCACCGCCTCTTCCACCTCCGCCATTTCCTCCAGTGGCTAGACTTGATGCGCCATAAGCACTTGCACCTCCTCCTCCACCGCCTCCTATAAACCAACGTGTTCCGCTTACATCTTGTCCTGTTGATGTAATTGATCCCCAACTTGAATATGAGCTAGTTCCATTTGCTCCGTTACCGCCTTGGTATGCTCCAGATGCAGAACCCCCAACAGATGATGCTCCACCTCCGCCACCCGATGCTCCGTATCCTGCTCCTCCTCCACCATTATTGCCTCCATACAAAGCGCTAGATGCAACTCCACCAGAAGTTATTCCTCCACCTCCGCTTCCTTGTAGTGATCCACCTCCTGCTCCAGCATTGTCTGATCCATACCCTCCGCCTTGATACCCAGTAAATGTATTTAACTGACCAGCAATAGTTTTTGTAGAGCTAGGATAATTATAAAAAACTGTTGCGCTACCTCTTGTAGCAGCAGCGCCACCTGCACCAACTCCTATTAAGTATTGATTTAATCCATAAAAAAGTGATGTTCCAGTCCATAAAGATCCGCCTCCTCCACCACCTCCGCTTAAATAATCAGTGTTTAGAACAGAAGCTCCACCTCCGCCACCTCCAGAAATCCAAAGATAGTCCATTGATATATTCCCGCCATATACGGCCATAAATGCTGCTCCAGTAAATGCTCTATAGAAATAAGTGGGATCTGAAGAATATAATGTACCACCAATAACATACGCCTTTTGTCTTTTATTGCTAGATTGTGCAACTGCTCCCATTGATGCAACCATTAATATATGTCTCCTATAACTATCCATCCCTCTGCGCTAACTTTTATTAATGTTGCTGATGATAGTATTCCTCTTAGTCTAGGGGCAGCAGGTGTAACGGCATTTGAAATTATTGTAGTTGTTCCTGGAGTTAAAGCTTGAATAGTAACCTGTCCCTGACCATACTGAATAACTGTAATTGATGAACCTATTGGGAATGCTGTTGAGTTTGTAGGAACAGATGCTGTAATATTATTTGCATTACTTAACGTAACTACTGCTTTTGAATCCGATAAGACAAAAGTATATGATGTTCCTGTTTGATCTTTTATGTCATAAACTAATCCACCTTTAAAGTTTCCATTTACATCAATTTTAGCAACTGCAGCGCTTGATTGATTACTTCGCCATTCCTGCAAATCGGCAGTTTGAGAAGTAGCTCCCGAAACAACTACTGGAACCTGATTTGCAGTTAACCCTACTTGATATAACTGCCCAAAGTTAGCTAGATTAACACTATTCCCAGCAAAAAATCCGCTTGAGTTAATTGCAGATATAACATCTCCAGCGCTATTTTGCCATTGTTGTAAATCTGCAGTTTGGGATGCTGCAGCCTTAGCAATAATTGGAATTGTTGTAGAGCTTGCTGCTGTAATTATATTTGCGGCATTTGTATAAACACCATTAGTTACTGTTGAAGCATTTCCAGTAAGTGCTCCTACAAAAGAAGTAGAAGATACACTTGTTAATCCAGCCAAAGTTGTAACAGTTGCACCAGATGCAATTGAGGTTGATCCAATTGTTGGTGCAGAATATCCTGCCAATGCTGCGCCATTTACAGTAATTGCTGTTACATCTAATGCACCAGATCCTGTAATTTTAGCCAGCACCGTTCCGCTATGAGTAATCCATTTTTGAAGATCTGCAGTTTGTGCATCTGGTGCTCCTTGAACAACAAAAGGAGTAACGCTTCCATAATTTGTTTTAGCAACTAATGCTGAAGAACCGCTTTGTGTATTATCTGCGTATATCTGAGTTCTATTTACATATTGTCCTGTGTATACTACCTCGCCAAGTATCGTACCAGCACTATTCTGCCACTCTTGCAGGTTAGCAGTTTGTGATGCTGCGCCTTTGACTAAAATTCCTCTACGAGCAGCACCATTAATATTGACCTGCAAAGTGTCTGTATTAGCATAGTTTCCAGTAATTTGTGCGCCACCAGTGAATACTTCTAAACCATAGAGCCCAGCAGTTCCATTAGAGTAGATGTTAGCCAACACAGTCCCAGCACTATTTTGCCATTCTTGAAGGTTGGCTGTTTGAGAAGTTGCGCTTTTAATTTTTAGTGGAACTGTTGATGCAAGACTTGATGTAATTGTAACTGGATTAAATATAGAAGTTGCTCCAGCTTTTGATGATAAAAAGTTTGGTAAAACTCCAGATGTTGTAAAGTCTGTTCCTGTTGAAGATAATTCTGTAATTGTAGAATTTGCAAACTCTTCGCTATGCTGAATATATACATCAAATAATGGGTTGAGTGTTAGCTGCCCCGTTAATTTAATTCTAAAAAATATGGTATTATTCGAAACTCTAGCCTGGAATTTTAAATAATCATTTGTCATTAAATGTCTTGGAGCAAATGTAATGGGTGTTAAATCTACCCATGTTGTTGAATCTGTAAATGGGTTTGTTATTCCATATTGAGCTAACCAGTCCATTACATATGTGACTGGAAGAGTATAAGACATGCTTTGTCCGTACCCGCCATTTCTTATACTTACCTGCATTGTAAAAATTCCTTGCAAAGATGAAGAAAATGCTATTTGAAATAAATCATATGTATTTCCTGCTATTGCATTTTGTGCAGGATCAATAGTTTTCTTAAGTGTCTTTTTAATACTGTATAATGAATTTGAAAGCTTATAATCTGTAGCTGTAATATTTCCTAAAGAGTCTACTTTAGCAAGTACTGATGCAGAACTATTTTGCCATTGTTGCAGGTCGGCAGATTGGGATGTTGCGCCTTTAATTATAGATACAACAGTTGAGGCACCGTTTGAAGTAACTCTTAATGGTGCATCATCGGTATAAGATATGTCATTTCCGAATCTGCCATATCTAAATCCAATTATTCGGCTAGATGAAAAAATATCTCCCGAAGCACTTACAGAAACAAGTGAAGTCCCCTCACTGTTCTGCCATTCTTGAAGGTTGGCGGTTTGTGATGCTGCGCCACGGACGATTAAACCGACGGTTGCGGCGGTTGGTGATACAAAAGATACAGAACCATCCGCTCCAATTATTTGTTGAGCAGCATTAGAAGTACCTCTATATTTTAATGCACCTGATTCAACATAAAATGCTCCTCCGCCAATTGGGTTGCTAGTTGGCGCAGTAGAATTTGCAATATAAACTGTGTAAGCACTTGTAGAACCATTGGCACTTATTGGCCCAGAACCCAAGAAAATTTGTTGATTCGGATTAAGAGTAAGAATTGATGTTCCGCTTCCAACAGGTGCAAAATAATAACTTTGTATTACGCCATTCGGAAGTGAGAAATACCCACGATAATCAATGGATGCCAACATAGTACCTGCAGTGTTCTGCCATTCTTGAAGGTTGGCGGTTTGTGAAGCTGCGCCTCTGATAGTTGCAACAACATTTGTAGTTGAAATAGTATTATTAACAAAGAAATTTGTACCAGTAATAAGAGTTGAGCCAACACCTATTTGACCATCTGGTCTAACTCTAGCATTTACAATACCCGCACTATCCTGCCACTCTTGAAGGTTTGCGGTTTGAGAGGCTGCGCCTTTAAGTATAAGCATTGGATAGGTATTGACACCCGAATTAATAACCATTGCGGCTCCATACGCATTAATGGTTGGGTTAGATGCAATTGTAGTTCCACCACCGCTAATAATTGCGCCAAAATTAGTCACTAATAAATCTGTTAACCCATTCGACCTTTGCCACTCTTGTAGATTTGCAGTCTGAGATGCTATTGCTTTTACAACAAATGTGGGATAGATAATGCTATTTGATAAGACATATAATTGTGCGTTAGGTGTATTGGATTGTGAACCAAAAACACCTACATTTGATGTAACTATTGCTCCGCCTGATGAAACTCTAGCAAGGATTGTTCCCGCACTATCCTGCCACTCTTGAAGATTTGCGGTTTGGGAGGCCCGACCACGGACAATGATTGCCTGTGTTGATGTGCTTGGTGTTATTACATTTATTGAAGCGCCATAGTTTGCTGCACCACGAATATAAATATTGCTTGCAGAATATATTTCGCCTGAACCATAGATAATCGAAGTTAAAGCATTTGAACTATTAAAACCTTGGAAAGCAAAACTTCCGCCTGTGCCAGCGTATGCAGAAATAGCATTTGTGCTGGCAGAGCCAGTAAATGTTCCTGAACCATTAGCATCTACTTTAGCAATTACGCTACCAGCACTATTTTGCCATTCTTGTAAGTTAGCAGTTTGGGATGCGGCACCTTTTACATAGATAGGGGTTATATTTGCAGCCCCTGCATTAAAATCAGAAACATAACTGACTGTTAATCCTGGAGTAACAAGGTAATTGCCGCCTGCAGGTATTCTTGTTCCACCTGCTGCATAAAGCAAATTTGCTGTCTGGCCTACGGGAGATGCAAGAGTCAATCCAATTGTTGATGTAGTTGATGGAGTAATTGTATCTCCGCCTGATTTAGACACTTTACCTGTTAAAAGATTATTTACTGTAGTTGAAAATGAGGCATCATTATTTATTGCTGCCGCTAATTCATTTAATGTGTCAAGAGTTGAGGGAGCTGCATTTATAAGATTATTTATTTCAGATGTTAATTGAGATGGGGTTACGTTTGCATAACTAGTTAATTGTGTCCATGTACTAGTTCCATTACCAATTTTTATTTTAAGCGTGTCTGTTTCTATGCCTAATTCGCCTACGCCAAGTATTGGGTTAGAGGAAGACCATTGGGCCGCTGTTCCTCTTCTTAATAAAATTTTACTGGACATTTTCTCACACTCTTATTTTATGACATAGTTTATATATTTAACATAGGCCCGAAGGCCTATGCTAAATATCATTATTTATTCTGCTGCTGCTGTTGGTGCAGGAAGCTTAGCTAGTTCAGCTTGGTGAACTGTGATTGCTGAATCAAGAATTGCAAGAGCATCATTTGCTGACTTAGTGCCCTCTTCATTATCTGATTCATCAGCGACCTTTTTATTGATCTCGTGCTGATATGCTTCTGCGGCAAACTGTGTCAATCTTTGTGACAAGATTGAACGCTTTTGCTCATCCGTTAGTAGGCCTGAGTAGTCAATTGCCATAGTTTGTATCTCCTTTAGGTTTTA